AATTACAATAGATGTAGCTTAGTTGCTTCAATCCCTTATTTAAGGCAGTTTTCAACTAATATAAATGAAATCTTATGGCTGTAAAATACCTATGATGAAGCCAATTCTATTGACGAGCCATGTGGAAACTGTGGTGCTGCTAAACCGCATGAATACGGCATTTTAAGGGTTTCAGAGGGGCGAAAAACTGTATTTTGTGGCCCTCGTGTGGCCGAAAATTTTAGATGGCCACAATTTAATAGCAAAAAACAAAACGCTCAGACAGCAAATAATTGTTGTCTGGGCGCCTTTTTTTGTTTATTTTTGAACCGCCTTTTCAAAGATTTCTACTGATTGATTTCTCAGGTAGTCGGTATTGTGGGTATATGTATTAAGTGTTGTTTCTATGTTGCAGTGTCCTAAACGCTCCTGCACGTCCTTTATATTGGCACCGTTCTCAATAAGCGTTGTAGCATGTGTGTGCCTCAGTGAATGGTAGTTGAAATTTATCTTCAGCTCATAGTGGATTGCACGGCTGCAGTACTTCATGCTGTCCATGCTCAGCATCTGGCCGTTCTCTCTTACGTTAATCATATCCACGGACTCAAGAGGGCAGGGAACTCCGGCTTCAATTTCTATGAGCCGGTAAATGGTATCGCCCTTCTCGTCCTGCTCCGGCTTTTTGTAGATTTTTGTGTAGTATTCGTCATAGAAGGCTTTGTTGGCCATTTGCCGGTCGTAAGCTTTTTTCAATGCAGCACAGAGGGTATCACCGATATTGATGATGCGGTTGGACTTGAAAGTTTTTGTGCTGTTGAAATACCAGGCGCTTTTCTCTTCCTTCTTGCCCTTCTTCTTCAGAACTTCCCTTACATCTGCGCCACAGTTGCGCTTAAGCAAAGCCTTGCTGATATTTATGGTCTGATTATCAAAATCGACATCATTCCAAGTAAGGCCAAAGCATTCGGAAATTCTTACGCCGGTATAGTAGCCGATCATAAGCGGAATATAAAAATTAGAGCCTTCCGGAAAGCGCTCTATAATCTGCTTAAACTGCTCCGGTGTAATGATGTACCGGGTTTCCTTCTTGGGTGCCGTATCCTTGGGGATTCTTACGTTATTGCATGGATTATATTGGATGTACTTCAACGGCTCAACAGCATAATCCAGCGCTGCAGAGAGCGTGGAGAAGATACCGACGATGCTTGCCCTGCTGAGGCCGCGCAGCTTCAGAGAATTTACGAATTCCTGAACGGCGGAAGGGGTGAGGGCTTTTAACCGGTACATTCCTAGGCTGGGCTTCAGGTGATTTTCGATAGTATAAAGATAGCCAAGCTGGGTATTATATTTGAGGTTCATTTTGCAGTAAGTATCAATCCAACTGTCCAGATAATCCGCAACGGAAATGCTGGAAAGATTGAAAGTCTGACCGCTTTCGTTGTATTCTGCCAGCGCCCTGGTTCCGACTTCCACGGCTTCCTTTTTCGTTTTAAAGCCGGATTTGGAAACACGCTTACGCTTGCCATCGACGGAAGCAGCTTCGAAACGGTACTGCCATTTATCGCCGCGTTTTGTTACGTTTAATGTTGACATAAAAATCAGCTCCTTTGCTTAAAATTGGGTGTAGTGTAGCAGAGCTGATTAAAATCTGATATAATCATAGATGTAATCAGCTCTTTTGTGGCGAAAGGCGGTTACGTTGAGCGTGCTGGTAACACGTTCTTGCAGGTCCCTCGGTGCTGGTAACACCGGGGGATTTTCTTAAAGAAATATTTTAGAAAGGGGATAAGGTCATGTTGAGAAGTATAATATCATTTATCAGTGTATTTATGCTTTTTGCAAGTTTAATAAATATTGTGTTAAGCGTTTTGGTTTACTATGCTTTTCACGATTACTGTTATGAATTTATATTTATCAGATGGCCTATGTCTGCTGGTATAGTTATTTGGTTACTTTGGACTGAGAAGCTGACTATAAACAATATTAGGCTTCGTCGTCATTGATATTCTTTATTTGTAATTGTTTTTTACAGCTTTGCATTTTAGCATTGTCTATACTTTTACCATTATTGTAAGCATTTAGAATTTTTACTATTGCACCAGCTAAGCCTCCGGTGGATACTTCTCCGGAGGTTTTTTCTTTTGTGTGCTCAAATTTAGCTTTACCACCGAATAATCCTATTGACATTACTGCTATTGCAAGTATGTTTGTCGCAGAGCCTAAAAATTCAATAACGCCGGGTGATTGCACATTGATTTTACTGTCGATTTCATTTTCAAGATTTTTACAGTCGTCAATGATTTCATATTCTTTGATGAATGCTTCAGTACGCTCTATTAACCCTAGCATAAATGTCGGAATAGATAATGCCTTGGGATTTGTTTTGGATTCAACAGTAAAAGTAAGGTGTGCAATGCCATCTTTTATATATAAAGTATGGAGTGCTCGATCAATGTAACTAGCATAGCTTTTACCGTCAGAAATTACCTGATGATTTCTAAATAAAGCATATAAGTGTGGGTCTATGCGCGCTTTGTCAATATTAACTATCCAGTTTACGTGACGTCGACGCGTATAAGGACAAGCACCGTTTTCTATATCATCGTCGGTTATGTTTTCTTCAATATAGACTTCATCGTCTGAAATATAGCCAAACGCTAAATTTAAGGATGAGGTTGAAGGGATTACAACAACGTCGCCTTTCTTCATTTCTTTGTAAAAACGTTTAATTTGATTAAGAACTCTGGTAGGCTGCTTATGTCCTTTGCTCTCTAAATCTTTGATTAAATCTTCCGGATAGCAGCCTTTTTCATCAGGTTTAGTGAAAGGTATTGTGTTCCAACCTAAACCTATATAGTTTCCGCTTACATAAGCATCAAAATAGTTGCCGCCATCTGTGCGAACAAACCAATAGTTTCTTTTGGAATCTACTTCATGTATTTTGACACCGTTTTCTTTCAAGAATAATTTTAATTCTTCTGTTTTATCCATAATAATCCTCCTTTATAACTACTTTCTTCCCCACCGTCAGCATCCAGCTGGCGGTATTTTTTATTTTTTAGGTTTATCAAGCTGCTTGATACTTTCGCTTGGCGTAGGCAATTTCTCTGGCATTGTGCCGCCGAGTTCTTCAATAGTTTTGCGAACGGTACGACCGACTTCGTAATGCACTTTGTTGGCAGCTTCTTTGCTACTGATATTCTCACGGCGCAGTTTGTCTTCTGCCTGAGTGATGCGGAACAGGTTCGCACCGAGTTCCACACTGCCCATGTGGTCTAAAATCTCTTGATTAGGTTTAAGCTTCTTGCGACGTTTTATATCGCCAGCGGTTTCACCGCCATAAAGTCCCATGTAACCGCTATTTTGGAATTTGGCGAAGTCAAGGTTCGTTTTTACGCCTGCGGCAAAGGCTGCATCAGCGAGAGCAACGTTATGCTGTTTGATATTATTTCGTGCTTCAATGCGAGCGTCTATTTCCTTGTTGAAAGCCTCTGCTGCTTCAAGGTCATGGATATGGTCCGCACCGAGTTGCGCGAGCCACTGCTTGAATGGTTCGGCTTTAGGCGAGGGGATAGATTGGATAATACGCAGAATACCTTCTGTATTTGCGGTGTCAGTGAGACGCATTTTCCCATCTTCTGCAAGCAATTTCAACCTGTGACAATTTGTCACGGTTTCATTACCTTCTGCCTTCAGTCTTTGCTTTAGCTTGCGCCAATAAGCTGATTTATCCGCGCTGTCGGTCAATGCACCGACAACATCGACAACAGAAAAGAACCATTCTCCGGCTTCATCGTTCCAAATGGAGCGAATTTGCGCACTCTGAAACAATTTTACATCTTTCATGTCTTCATTCCTCGCTTTCATAAATTTATAACTAAAATGTCTCCACCGTCAGCCTTGCGCTGGCGGTATTTTTTACTTCTTCAGCACTTCCAGCCCCATCGGCACGCCGACCATGTCAGCAAGGCGGTGGATGGAAGTTTCCGGATACTGCTGCAGCAGCTCATCCGGCAGGAGCAACTCCACGGCGAAGGTGTTGGCCTGCCGTTCTATTTTCTCTATGCTGAAAAGGGTGTGGGCTTTGAGGAATGGCGTCGATACGCCTTTATGTAAAACACTGTGGCCAAGCTCATGGGCGCAGGTGTATGCTTGCAATTCTTCGGATATGTTCTGGTTAATGATGATAAACTTAGAACGCTTATAAGTAGTGAAGTAGCCCCATGTGCTGCCAAGCTCTGCGTACATGACGATGATGTTCAGCAGCTGTGCCAGCTCAAAGGGGTTATTTGTTTTGTATTTATGTGTAAGCTGCTTCACAGCAGCCTTGATATCCATGATATTATTCCTCTTCGTGGCGATATTTTTTAGGAGTGTATTTTTCTTTGGCGATTTTCTTAGCCAGACGCATGGTAGCCTGCAGGCTTGCTTTCAGGAGTTCTCTGTCTTCATCATCTTCAACGGTGCCGCCCATGGCAGCCATAGAGTTTTTGCTGTCGAGGTCGGCAAGCATTTTTTCGAGGTCGGCGGCGATTTGGCGTTCATCGCGGGGGGTGAGGGTGACGGATTGGTCTAACAGTGTATTCATATCAACGTTGAAGAAATCAGCTAGCAATTCCAATACTTCATATTTGGGTTCTCGGTTGCCAGATTCATACATGCCTATTGCGCTTCGCGTAAGACCTGTTAATTTAGCTAATTCACCTTGTGTTAATCCCTTCTTTAGTCTGAGTGTTTTAAGCATTGTGTTAAATGGCATGATAAAGCTCCTTTCTAGTAACTATCTAAATAATATCACGTAACGTGAATAATAGCAAGGGAAAAACTAGAAAAATGTCACGAAACGTGTTGACATTAAGAGAATGAAGTGGTATTATAAATTTAGTCACAAAACGTGACAGAAAAAACGGAGGTGATAAAATGAACGATGCTAAAACTATTGGAGAACGTCTTTTGAAATTGCGTCTTTCTGAAAAGAAAACGCAAAAAGAAGTGACTGAAGCCATTGGAATTAGCGTTTCAGCGTTAACTATGTACGAAACAGGGAATAGAATTCCTAGAGATGAAATCAAGGTTAAGCTGGCACATTATTATTCTACAAGTGTAGAACGTCTTTTTTATGCCTAATTGTGACACGTATCGTGACAACAAAAAGGGGGCGCGAAATGAATAACTTGCAAATTTTTAAAAGTCCTGACTTTGGGCAGGTTCGTACCATTCAGCAAAATGGAGAGCCGTGGTTTATCGGCAAGGACGTGGCAGAGATTTTGGGATACAAAAAGCCTGAAAATGCTATCGCTGTTCATGTTGATGATGAAGATAAAACCACTACCCTAATTCAGGGGACTGGTTCTAATTATAAAAGTAATGCTGTCATCATCAACGAAAGCGGTCTTTACTCTCTCATCCTCTTCAGCAAGATGCCCAAAGCAAAGGAATTCAAGCGCTGGGTGACAAGCGAAGTCATTCCGGCAATCAGAAAGACCGGAAAGTACGAAGCTATGGCGCAGGCGGTTCCTATCAACGATGAGCCTGTCACGGACTTCACGCAGCTGGAATTTGACCAGCGCATACGCATTGCAGCCATCATCGCAAGCTGCCGCCGCGAACGCCTGCCTCTGGTGGCGAAGGTGCTTTCCATCGACCTTGAGGAAATGATGCCGCTGATGCCGGCGCATATTACTGAGGCAGAGCAGGCCGCGTACCGGTACATCTCCAGCGTGTATGACTCGCTGGAACGTGACACGCCGATTCAGTACTTTTACACCGCTTATACAAAATGGTGCATGGAACAGAGCCTGCTGCCGTTGACGAAACACGGTGTCACAAAGGTTTTAAAAAAATACTTTCCGGTGCAGACCGTTGCCACGTCATATTATGAAAACGGCACCCGCGTGATGGGGTGCTGCAGGTGTTATCGGAAGATGGGGAGGTGAGGAAAGATGGATTTTAAAACGCCTAAAAGATTTAGACAAGCTCCCAGCAAGCTGATGCTACCGTATGAAAAACGGTTTTGGGGAGATGTGGATCCCGAAATAATGTGTTATGCCCGTAATTTAATCTGGTACGTATCTGAACATATTAATGATACGGTTTTATTGGACTCTGAGCTTGTGACACTTGCCATGTATGACCTTATAAAAATATTTGAGTATCTTATTCCGTTTACAGCAAAAGCTGCAATGAAGAACGGTAATGATGATCGTACATTGCAGCTTTCGAGTGAAGATAAAATTAAACTTCGTGAAGGCCTAATTGATGTGTTTTCCCATCTTCAAGACCAGGCAAAGAACCGTAACGCTTAACTAAAACAGCATGAACGTCTTCGCCAAAGCTTTCTAAGAATGACTTTTGATGAAGCAGCTTTGCAAAATATGTTTTTTCGGGAATTGCTAAATTTATTTCATCTAAAGAAACCATGTTCCTGAAAAATAATATTTTCATAACTTCTTCAGCAGCTTCTATACGCTGACTAAGGGAAAGACTTTTGTTGCTTAGCTGTTCTCGGCGAGTACGCTTTATTCTTTCTCTCTCAGCATAAGTATAGGAATATCCGCATTTTGCCGCTGCTGCAAGAAATTTTAAATGATTTTCAGCATGGCTTTCATCAAGAATTTCGTTGCCACAAATATTACAAATCACAATAATCACCACCTTTCTATAAGGTTTATTATATCACGGAGGTGATTCACGGATGCAATCATTCAATCCGAATGAGCCGGTAAAAGCAATAATTGCGGCGCTGCATGAAGCGCGCGTGCCAATAGCGGCTATCGACAATGTTTTTGAATTAGTCAAAGCGGATATAAAAAATCATACCGTTCCTTATAACCCAAGTTTAGACAGCGCTAAATCTTTAGCGACTTCAGCAACTACAGAGGTGAAAAGCCAATGTTGACAATCAAAGCAAAAATGCCTTCGGCAAGCCTTGCTGAAATCAAGCAGCTTGCTAAAGGCATAAATGAAATAGAAGCAAGCTTATGTGTAAACATAGACTTGCTTCTGGAGGTTAATCAAATGTTACTTGATGGTGATGTACAAAACGTCGTTGCTGTTGCAACAGATTGTGGCGTCACCAACAAAGGTTAAGGCAAGGAGATGAGATTATGGCAAGTATAGAGCTTTTGACTGTTGCGGAAGTAAGCAAACTTCTGAAATGCAATGTTGATTACGTTTACAAGCTCAAGAAATCCGGTCTGCTGAGATTCATGAAGCTTGGCAACCTTAAATGCCGCCGGGAATCTTTGGAAGAGTTCCTCAGCACATATGACGGCAAGGATGTGACTGATCCGTTTAACGTGAAGGAGTTGTAGATATGAAAAAAGCATTGTTTGCTTTACTGGTAGCCTGCTGCGTTTGGGCTGCATGGGATTACAGCCGCCCGGTTGACCGCTATGTGGTCAAGGTTACTGCTGCTGACGGCGATACGCTGTGGCATTTGGTCGGTGGCGTGATGAGTCAAGAGGGTGACCGCAGAGATGTGAGGGAAGTCATCCATTATGCTCGTGAGATTAGCAATATAAAGGGCACACTGCAGCCGGGGGATGTAATCCTCATTCCCATAGAGGTGCGCAGATGAGTAAGAAAAACGCCCGTCAGTGCTGCTACACTGGCGGGCGTAAAGATGGATAGATACCAAACATCTATCTCCTATTATAACACATTTTAGGGAGGAAGTAATAATGAATATACTGGAGATGCTGTAAATGAGAACCGATGACCGTGGTGTTCACTACACAGACTGCATTTTTTGCGGTACTGAATGGATAGTGAGTCGTACAGTAAAAGAACCGTATACTTGTCCGCATTGTCGGGCGTTGTATAAACAATTCAAACCACCACAATCAAAAAAGAAAGGTAAGGTGCAAAAATGATTAGAACGAAAACCCATATTTTCATTCAGCGTTTGAATCTTGAAATGCAGAGCCTGCGTGAATACGTAGCCTTGCTGGAACGCTGGAATGAGGACGACAACCAAGACGAGGTCCTGCAGGAGGCAGAGCTTGATGTCATTGACCGTATCGGCTCAACGCTCAACGAGATGCGTGAGCTGCAGTCTCATGAATGGTCTGTTATGTACAAAGCTCTGCAAGATTCCGCAGAAAAACCTGCTGCTGATGGCTCCGGTATGCCGTCAGATGGCGCTGGTATGCCAAACGATGGCGTTTGCAAGGAGGCTGAGTAATATGGCTAATGTATACGAGCTTGATGCTAAAATCTCTAGCTGCATTCAGCTAGATGAAGAACACGTTGTCAGTGTTGATGACGGTGAAATCCTGAACCTGCAGCAGTTCGAGGCGCTACAGATGGAGCGCGACCAAAAGATTGAGGGTATGTGCTGCTACATCAAGAACAAGCTTGCCGAGGCCGATGCCATCGACGCCGAAGCCAATACTCTCAGTCATCGCTCCGGTGTAATTAGAAAAGAAGTCGAGCGCTGCAAGGCTTATCTGGCCGGTGCATTGTACGGCGAGAAGTTTGAAACTCCCCGCTGCAAGATTACGTGGCGCAAGTCCGAAATCTGCAACGTGCTGAATATTGATGCAGTACCTGAAGAGTACAAGCGCACTAAGGTTACTGTTGATGCTGACAAGACGGCAATCAAGAAGGCCATCAAGGGCGGCATGGAGATTCCGGGCGCTGAGGTTATTCAGAAACTGAACATGACTTTAAAATGAGATTTGTTATGTTATGCAAGAATTGCCCTCAGTGTAAAACAGTTGGGGTTGGCGATATTTGTACACGTAGCTGGTGCAAATTAAGCAAGCCTGATGCTGCTGGCAGATATTTAGGCCTGGAACCATGGCGCAGTAAGCCGCATCCGAAATGTCCGCTGATGGCAAGATTAAAAGGAAATTACAAGGAGTGATTTTATGGGAATGCCTGTATTGATTTTAGGCGCGTCCGGCTCTGGCAAGTCCACGAGCCTGCGCAACTTTGAGTCGACGGAGGTTGGCGTGTTTAATGTGGCGAGCAAGCCACTGCCATTCAAGAAGCGGCTGAACGTCGTAAACCATGCGACGTATCAGGTCATCCAGAAAACGTTGGCGAAGAACAACTTGCGCTGCTACGTTATCGATGACTCGCAGTACCTCATGGCGTTCAACATGTTTGACCGTGCGAAGGAGGTCGGGTACCAGAAGTTTACCGACTGTGCGTTGAATTTCTACAATCTGCTGGCGCTGATCCGCGACCATACGACCAATGATACCATCGTGTATCTCCTGCATCACACGGAGTGCGATGATACTGGTCACATCAAAGCCAAAACTTCGGGCAAGATGCTGGACAATCAGCTCACTCTAGAGGGCCTGTTCAGCATCGTGCTGCTGGCTGAGACCGACGGTAAGGCGCACTGGTTCACGACCCAGAGCGATGGCTTCACGCCTGCGAAGTCTCCGATGGAGATGTTCGCACCGAAGATTGACAATGACCTGAAGGCTGTTGATACGGCTATTCGTGAATACTATGGATTTAACGAGGAGGCAAAGAAAAATGAAAAAGCTTAACTGGGGAAATGTTGAAGCTGCGAGTGAAGGCTACGCAGCGCCGCCTGCTGGCGGTTATGTACTGGCCATCTGCTCTGTAGAAGACCATGCAGACAAGGAGTACCTGAAAATCTATTGCGACATCGCAGGCGTAGCAGACAAGGCCAACGAGCAGTTTGTTGGTTATTATGGCCAGCGCAAGGAGCGCAGCGGTGACAAAATTCCGCTGTTCAGCTTTATCCGCAGCTATAAAGATTCTGCGCGTGGCTTCTTCAAATCGTTTTTGGTGGCGTTAGAAAAGAGCGGCAACGCTGGCTTTGTAGCAGACCGCTTTGCTGGTGACGAGCAGCAGTTCTGCGGCATGGTCGTCGGTGCTGTGCTGGGGCAGGAAGAGTACGTCTGGAACAACAAGCTCCGTGTGCGTCTGAAGGTAGCGCAGCTCTGTTCCGTAGAGCGCATCCAGAAGGGCGACTTCGAGATTCCGGAACTTAAAAAGGTAGACACTGCAGCAGTTCCGGTCGCAGCTCCTGTCTCCAGCATGGACAGCTACGGTGCTAACGTACCGCTCAGTGATGAAGAGATCCCTTTCTAAGTCCGAGCTGCACCTGGACGATATTCGCCCCTTTTTAACCGGTGTAAAAATAAAGCCGGGCGGACATGTTACCGCTACCTGTCCCTTGTGCGGTAAGGCAGATCATCTGCACATAGATGAAAAGGGCGGCACACTTCTGGTATATTGCCAGAAGTGCAACGCTCCCGGTGCGGACATCCTGCGAGAGTTCCGCCGTCTTGGAGCGAAGCCTGCAAAGCCGGAGCCTGTAGATTACAAGACGACAAAACCTATTGAAGATTACCGCCATGTCTACAGAAACCCTGACGGCACTGAATCTTATTACAAGCGCCGCCGCAAGTGGGCCGATGGGCACAAGGTTTTCAGTTTTGCTTATATCAATGCCGAAGGGCGCACGGTGTATACCAAGCCTGAAGGATGTAACAACTTATATAACTTAGATTTACTAGCACAACATCGGAGCACAAAGTTGTACATCGTTGAAGGTGAGAAATGCGCCGACGCAATGACGGCTGCCGGTCTACTGGCAACCACGAGCAATACCGGAGCCCAGAAGGCTGTCAAGCTGAGCGCGACGGACAAGGCGCTGCTGGAATCTTATGCAGAGCGTATCGTCATCCCGGACAACGATGAGAAGGGAACCGATTATGCTGCAGCCTGGCAAGGCGCGAAGGTCATGGACATCACAAAGCTGTGGCCTGAATGCCCGCCTAAAGGTGACATTGCAGATTACTTTGCCGCCGGTGGCACTGCCGAGGCTATCGAAGCCTACGAGTGGCCTGTGGTGCTCTCTCTGGACAGAGAATTCTTTGAAGGGTGCGACAGGTTCAGCCTTATCGATGACGCGCTTCTGGAGGCGATAGCGGCGCTCACAGAGCCGTCCAAGCGTCAGCAGGTGCTTTCCATGGCGAGGTTTCGCGCCGGAGAGCTGTGCTGCAAGAGGGAGTTTGAGAGCTGCTGGAAAGCGTACCTGCAGCAGGCAGCCAAGGGTATAAGGTCAGATAATCTGACTAAATTTCCGCAGCAGCTGTTTGCCTTGCGGTGCGGTAACTGGAACACATCAATTAATGGCGTGTATCGAGCGGTACAGGTCGGGACAGAATATAAAAACGAATACGCAAGTCCCATTCCCATTATGCCGACGGAGCTGCTGGTGAACGTGGAGGATGAAACGGAAAAAATCCGGCTTGCGTATTTTAAAAATGGCGGCTGGCAGAGCGTGGTGGTCCCGCGCTCCACGTTAGCCAATAAAAACAAAATAATCCTGCTGGCAGACAACGGCGTTGAAGTCAACAGCGACAACGCCGGTCTGCTGGTTAAGTATCTGGCAGAGGTCATCGCCATGAACCCGGACATCCTGCCGCGGGTGAAGTCGATTGACCACATGGGCTGGTCCGATGCAGGCTTTGTGCCGTACACGGACGAGGTCAAGCTGGACTGCGAGGAGCAGTATAAATCTCTGGTGCAGGCAGTCTCAAGTAAAGGCACGCTGGAGGAATGGGCGGCCTACGTCGCACCGCTCCGGCAGAACCTGTACATGCGCCTGATCCTGGCGGCATCGTTTGCGAGCGTGCTGGTCGAGCGCGTATCTGCGCTGCCATTTGTTTTGCACCTTTGGGGCGGCACCGGCAGCGGCAAGACCGTGGCCATGATGGTGGCTGCGTCTGTCTGGGGTAATCCGGGCATGGGCAAGCTGGTGCGGACCATGAATATGACGGTCAACTCTATGATGAGTACGGCGTCTATCCTGCGTAACCTGCCGTTCTTTGGCGATGAGCTACAGACGATTAAAAGCCGCTTTGAAAATTATGACACGCTGATCATGCGCGTCACTGAAGGTCTTGACCGCGGACGCATGACTAATGCAACATTCCAGCGGCAGAAGTCCTGGCTGAACAGCTTTGTTTTCACCGGCGAAGAACCCTGCACGAAGAGTCAGTCCGGCGGCGGTGTAAAAAACCGCGTCGTCGAGGTAGAGTGCGACCAGCAGATAATTAAAAACGGCAATGCTGTGGTTAATTTTATCACGCAGCACTTTGGCTGTGCAGGCAGGGCGTTTATCGAAGCGCTGGAAGGGAAGAAACTTGCGGCTGATTACAATGAGATTATGCGTCTGGTGCTGGAAGTAACGGATACGACCGAGAAGCAGGCCATGGCGATGGCTCTCATGCTGCAGGCAGATGCTATTGCGAGCAAGGCTATCTTTGGTGATCCTGGCGATGTGCTGTCGCCGGAGGATATAGTTGGTTTCGTTAAGAGCAAGGCTGAGGTTGATGTGAGCGAGCGGGCATTTAACCTTATTGTTGATGTCATCGGTGCCAACGCCGACAAATTCGATACTGAATTTCACGATTTTGCCGGTTATGCCTACTGGGGCAGGCGTAGAAACGATGGCGTAATCATGATTAATAAAACCGTTCTTGAGGAAGAATTAGAGAAGAAAGGCTTTGACTATGCTGCTCTAAAGAAAAAATGGGCAGAAGCCGGTCATTTACTGAAAACAAAACAAGGTAAATTTTTCGGACTCTATACTTTGAATCATGTTAGAGCAAATTATGTCGCTCTTTATATCAAAGGTTAGCTAGGTTAGCTAAAGGTTAGCTAAAAAAATGGCTCAACCATGCGGCTTTTAAGACCTTAGCTAACCTAATAACCTAGCTAACCTAATATATATATACGTATGTAAGCTCTAATTTCCCAAAAATCCTAAGTTCTAAAGTAATAAAAAATATATAGGATACTCTTTCAGAAAAAGGTTAGCTAGGTTAGCTAAAATTCAAAAACCGCTCAACCATGCGGTTTCCAAGGATTGCGAAGGTTATCTAAAAGGTTAGCTTAGCTAACCTACAAGGTTCGCTAAGCCGGAAAAGGAGGGAAAATAATGGATAAGACAATGAATAGACTGCAAAACGCAACTGTAAATAATGCGCTGCTTGAAATCAATGATTGGCAGTGCTCCGGTGATGTTGATTATCTGGAATCTGCGGTCGCTTATCTGCAGGCTGCCATCAAACTGGAGGGACAAAACAATGAATAAGCAATACCTGATGTTGAATCTGGAGTCTGACACCTTTAAGGGCATGAAGGCCGATTTTAATGAACTTCTGCAGCAGCTTCTGGAGAAGCTTTTTGCTGGCCGTATTGCTGATGGCTCTATCAGCATGAAGCTGTCCGTCAGCTTGACTGAGACCTATTCTGAAACAATGGGTAAGGACATTGCAGTGCCGCTGTTCAAGCACAAGGTTACCGCCAACTACACGGAGAAGCTGGAGAATGCCGGTGCTGTTTCCCTGCCTAACACGTATCTGGAATATGATCCGGAAATCGGCGCTTTTGTCCTGAAGCCCTGTGGCGGGGAGCAGGATATGTTCGCAGAGCAAGAGGCTGATGCTGATGAAGTAACTGTCGACGTTAAAGCCATTCCGCAGGATTGCCACCGTCCCCTGCAGCTGCGTGATCCGCTGTGCAATGACTGCGCTAATCGCGACACCAGCGCCTGCGACCATTGCGATGGCTGCGATAAGTGGGAGCCGACGGTAAAATGATACCGCTGCGTCCCTACCAGCAGGAGCTGGTGGATAATATCCGCAGGGCAATCGGTCAGGGGCGGCACAGCGTGTGTGCAGTGTTGGGCTGCGGCGGTGGAAAGTCCGTTATCCAGGGCAACATCGCCGCCAGCGCCACGGCACGCGGCAACAGGGTGCTGTTCATCGTGCACCGCAAAGAGCTGTGCCAGCAGATTACCAATACTTTTGCTGCATGCGGCGTAGACTTCTCTTTCTGCACCGTAGGCATGGTGCAGACGGTCTGTCGCAGGTTGGCAAAGACTCAGGAGCCGAAGCTGATTCTGGTTGACGAAGCGCACCACATCCTGTCGCAGAGCTATCTGTCTATCCTGCAGCATTTTCCGGGAGCTGTAGTCTTAGGCTTTACCGCCACGCCGCAAAGAATGAACGAGGGCGGTCTGGGGGCCGTCTTTGAAGAGCTCATCGAGTCAGTGAGCACCGAGTGGCTCATCCAGAACCATTATCTGGCACCGTACAAATACTACGGCGTGCAGCTGGCGGATGCCAGCAAGCTGCATACTAAACGCGGCGACTACGACAAGGCTGAAATTGAAGCTCTTATGAATAAGCGTGCCATCTTTGGCAGTGCTGTTGAGAACTGGCTGCAGCTGGCTAAGGGCAAGCAGACCATCGTGTATTGTTCGTCTATCGCCACCAGCGAGGGCACAGCAGCCGCTTTCAGGGAGCAGGGAATAAATGCCATGCACCTTGACGGTACAACGCCACAGGCGCAAAGACAGGCCGCCGTAGAGGGGTTCAGACGCGGTGAGGTCACGGTGCTTTGCAACGTTGATTTGTTTGGCGAGGGCTTTGACGTACCTGACTGTGATTGCGTGGTGCTGATGCGGCCTACCAAGTCGCTCACGCTGCACATACAGCAGTCGATGAGGTCGATGCGTACCAATCCCAACAATCCGGATAAGGTCGCGCTGATCCTGGACCATGTTGGCAATTTCACGCGGCATGGTCTGCCGGATGATGTGAGGGAATGGTCTTTGGAAGCAAAAGCCAAGAAGAAAAAGCAGGAGCTCAGTGTTAAGCAGTGCCCGAACTGTTTCGCGGTGGTCAAGTCCAGCGTAACCGAGTGCCCTCTCTGTCATTACGTGTGGGAAAAAGAAGAACGCGAAGGTCCGGAAGTCGTGGAGGACATCATTCTGCAGGAAGTTGCGCGAATGCCATACAGCAAACACATAGAGTGTAAGTCATGGGCGCAGCTGGAACTGTTCCGTGCGACGCACAGACGTGCCGATGGCAAGATTTTTAAGTTCGCCTGGTCGCTGCACAAGGCGGTGGAGCTGGGGCTGGCAGTACCGGAACGGTACCGCAATGCAGCTATCCGCCTGCTGCGTCAGGATGAATACAGGAGGTTAAAATTTGAATAAATCGGAAACTCGAATTATGAAAGAAATAGAAATCGCAGTGACGGCAGCAGGTCATAAGGTTTTCCGCATTAATGTTGGAGAAGGATATTTATACCGTGAGCAGCCGACGCAGGAAACGTTGGAATTTGAGAATAAGCGCGCCCGCTGGTTCAAGAGCGGACCGCCGCAAGGCTACAGTGATTTGTCTGGCGTAGCGTATCCGTCGGGCAAGGCAATCTTTATCGAGTGCAAGACGGCAACCGGCAAGCCGACGCTGCAGCAGTGCGTGTTCCTGCTGGCGATGTTGGCAGCGGGTGCCAATGCCGGTATCGCACGCAGCTCCGAGGAGGCGTTGGCGATTTGTGAGATGACGGACGACCTGCGTCAGAAGATGGGGGAGTATATCCATGGCTGGTTGGTTAAGCTTAGGCAGCGTGGTAAGTGATCCGTGGCCTGATTATGCCGACAGCGAGTTCTGGGGGCAGCTGCTACCAAGTGCTGCCCGCCATGATCACAAGCTGTATGTTAAGCTCATAGGTCTGCGCTTTGCCGGAGCAGAGCTGCTGCCTAGTGCACGCTTCGGCCTGCGTCTGGTCATGGCTAACGAGGCGACGGTGACTCAGCAGGAGGCGAGGGAGCTGCTCGCTCCCCACTCTGAGCTGTTACTGAATTTATTTTTACACATAGGAGGTGGCGCAGGTGGACAACAAAAAACTGATACATGATACTGTTGTGGCAACGCTGGCTGCCTTAAATAGCCAGCCTAAGCCGCAGGACTGCTACAAGGCGACAGAGGCTCGCTTGTATGCGTATCCTGTTTTGCTTGAGAATATAAAACGTTATAAATTAGACATTCGTGATCTGAAGAAAGAGAAGAACACTGAGAAGTCTAAGGACATTACCTGTTGGGGCGGTGCTTCTGGTATCCGTCTCACGCCTGAAGAAAAGCAGGCAGCGAAAATAATGGCTGTAGAGATAAAACTTGAACGCGATACGGCAGAAGTTAATCGCATTAATAAAGCGCTGCTACGTTTGGAACGCATGAATAGTGAAGAAGATGTGGCTTTTATAAAGAGGCTGTATTTTCAGGGGCTTGAGATTGCTGGGCTGGCTGAGTTTATGGGAGAATCGCTGGCTACTATTCAGCGCAGGCGTACGCGCCTGGTGCGGCAGCTGGCGTTAATGTTATATGGAGCGGAGGCGTTGATGTAATGACAATTCTTGAACGTAAACGTATATTACAAACGAAAATCACTTGCAAGACTAGCCGCATCTGCCCGCGTCAGCGGAAGTGGGCAAAACTTAGAGTGGTACAAAAATCCACGGTTCCGGGACCTAGTTTCCTTTCAAAATTAATCCGCAAGCACCGCGAAGTTGTATTACTTCACAGCGCTCGTGGCTACTGTCAAGTTTTTGCTTATTGCGTAACGGAGGTGACGCCGATATTATGATTAATTTGTATCCTGTAATTGCTGAAAAATTGCATGTCCCTGTTGGCAAAGCGTTTAAGCTCAAGCCGAAGCATGGTGGAGCGTATCCGGCACAGTACCGTTTTATCGCTGATGATTTGGAGTACCGTCCAAGCCAGTGCTGCCATTGGTCAAGTATAGGTAATCAGTCTATGCAGATGCGTATTTTTCTGGCTTTGCTGCGTGGCGGTGTGGAGGTTGTAGAATGAATAAATATCAAGAATATATTTTGAGCGTGTTGAATGACCACGAACTGCTGGAACAGCTGGCCGAAGAGGCTGCTGAGCTGTCACAGGCAGCATTGAAGCTTATCCGTGCAAGTGGATATAGTAACAATCCTACGCCAGTCACTGAGCAGGAAGCAGAAGCCAACCTTGAGGAAGAGCTGCATGATGTTTTAGCTGTCGCCAGTCTGCTTGCATTCATTGATTATAACGACGATGAAAATCCTAAATGGAAACGCTGGGCAGAACGGTTAGGCATGAAGGTGGAAAAGGAGTAAAGGCATGGAGTGGAATGAAGAATTAGAGAAAAAACTGAAACGCCATGGCGAATTCTGGCACGCGGAAAATCTTGCATCGAGTATTATATTCGACGGCCGTCGCGCGCTTGAACACTATACTGCCGATGAAATGCGTACGAAATTTGAGCCTATAGCAAAGCAGTACAGAGAAAGCGGGCGCTTTATCAACTGTCTGGCATCTGATGCCTTGGTGATGTACTGCAAGGAGCAGGGCTATAAATGGGAGTGGTACCCACCTAGCCCGTTGGGCGAGTATTGGTTTGTGCTGCCCAAAGAGGAATTGTTTCAGGAGGGTTATTATGATTGAATCTAAAGAATTTGCATTGTTTATTGCTAACGAGCTTGAACGCGTAGGTGATTTATTCGAAGAAAAACATCAGCAGTATTCTGCTGGTGATGATCCGCTGTCAAACTTCCGCACCGGCGCGCTGCTGGAGCATCGTGATGGCAGCTACGAGAAGATGTACGAGGTGGCTAAGGGTTATCTGAATAAGCATATCGCTTTCATTTATGACCATGGTATCGTTAACAAAACGGAGGAATCCTTGCGCGACATGGTGATCTATGGTCTGATTATGTTGTACATAGTTAAGAATAATCAGGAGCTTGAGTAGGCGAAGGAGTGAGCTTGATGAGCAGTAAACGTAAACTTAAGCGCCGCAATCCTGCGCCGGTGGCAGGCTTTAAATACGAGCGCATGTGTCAGACGGTGTCCGAACAGGCAATTTATCATGTGCTTGCTGTTGCGATTGATATCCTCTGGAATAACTTTGGTGGCCTGCAGCCTAAACATACACGTCTGAAGTTCTTCGCTGAGACGCTTCGTGAACGGCTTGAAGTTGTTGACCAAGGATTTACGCCGTCGCAGCAGGCAGCTATGGATGAGCTGCAGCGTCAGGCTGGGTATAGCGTGATTTGCAATCCGAAGTAAAAAAACGCGGTAAAAAGCAGGATTTTTTATTTCTCAGGTAGAATAAGATAAATATCTTATTCTACCTGTATTTTTTATGGTGTTGACGAATCAGGATAATGATTGTACAATATAACAAGTTATAGCTAAATATAGCAAGATATAGGACGTGGTATACTTATGGTTAACATCAAGGGCTTTCATGGCACGTTGGACGAAAAAGCTAATAAAATTTTAAATAGCAGATTTATCCATAGCAGTAAAAATAGTGAGTGGCTTGGTTCTGGTGTATACTTCTTTGCAAAGAGACAAGATGCTGAATGGTGGGCAGACTTAGAAACTGATAAACGAAAGAATCAAGGGTCTTTGCCAGCAGTTTTGTCAGCCGATATTATCACTGAAGATGAATTTTTCTATGATTTGGATTTTGGCTTCAATATGAATAAGATGATAGAAGAATCAAGAGATCTTCTAGAAGGTCTAAAAGGAAATCTTAATATGAATGAAGCAGAGATGAGATGTGTTGCATGTAATTTTTTTGCTAAATTGTATGGAATAAAAGTATTTGCTTATACATTTCCATCTATAGCTCGAAATGAAATAGGGTTTCCGTACACAAGAAAACAACGGCAAATTTGCGTGAATGATGATGATTGTATAAAAAATATACAAAAAGTTAAGGAAAGGGGTGGCTGATTATGTCTTACTCTAAAAAAGAATTGTTGTTCATAGAAGTTCTAAAAGAGATGGGTTTAGATTTTAAAGAAGGACCTGGAAGAATTACTATCGAGGGTGTTCCTGCTGCACAGTATCTTGATGAACACGATATTTTTGCAGTACCTGAAGAAGTATTTATTCAAGTAGGTTTTTCTGCTGAAGAAGAATATCAAGACGAGTTGTTTGATGGTTGTGAGAATAACTTGCGAAACGCAGCTTAGAAGGTGAGAAAATGGAAATACGAGGAAATAGTCAAAGTGCCTTGCGCTTAAAAAATATATTTTTCCAAGATATTCATATGGAAAACAGTGGTAAAAAAACTAAAAATGTTGATGATGCACAAGCAGGATTCAGATTAGAGAAGCCGATCATTGACGAAAAATCTTTAAAAGTAGGTTTGCGGTGCAAAGTAGAGATTGAAGGAGTTTTATATCTTCAACTATTGTTGATTGGTGAATTTGAAGGAGAAAATGAAGAGTTTCTAAAGCGTATGGTTCCTAATGCCATTGCTATAATTTTCCCATATATGCGTAGTCAAGTTACACTGATGACAGCGCAGCCGAACTTGCCGCCGATTGTTCTTCCTCCGATCAATATCAACTCATTATTAAAAACTGACCAGATAAAATTCTAAAACAATAATTTACTCGACCGTTCCGTTTTGGAGCGGTCTAATTTTTCTTTAAAATTCACAAAGAGTTCACAAAGGCGTGAGAAAAAGCGGTGATTTTTATGGTATAATAAAAACCGTGGAGAAGTGTCGATAAAATTCGATGCTCCTTTTGTTTTTTATGCTGTCGTACTCAAGTCTGGTTTAAGAGGCCGCTTTTCATAAGCGGTAGGCGGATAATCTCCGTGCGTGGGTTCGTATCCCACCGGCAGCACCTGTTTATGTAGCGTCTGGCTTTTAGCCAGGCGCTTTTTTTATGCCCGGAAGCCGCAACCTAAGGGACGGGACATCCCTTATTATTCTCAAATCCTCAGCGGTAGTCCGGGCACCAAACTTGCGAATATTTACAAGGAGTGTTACCATGTATATAAGCCCATTGATTATGGCAGCGCGCATCTTAGATGCTGCTTATACCAAAGATCCGAATCCTGAAAATTGGCGTACAATCAGTGGTGCAAAAGTGCATCTTGATGGTAATGGTGACATCGATGGTGGTGCTGGTGGAAAGTTTACAGGGGAGAGTTTTACTGGTAAGAGCAGTAAAGCTGAGAATTATTCAGCTTCAGCTAGTTATGGCACTCAAACAGTACCACAGAATTCAGTGGAGGGTGTACTTCCCAAGAAGAAGTCATCGTTACGACAGGCGGCAAAAGTTTTTACAGAAGCGGAGACGGTTGGGTTAAGTAGTTTATCTAAAGCGTCAGACTATTGCCGTAATCTTGTACAATATGCTAAGGACAATAATGTTACGTCAGTTAAAGTTAGTAGACTAAAAAAGCCGTTAAAGGAAAAAGAGATTATTGCTCGAATTGCTGGTGGCGACGAGACCCAGGGCTCTTGTGCTTCTTTAGCCCTTGCTTATATTGCTAATAAATGTGGCCTTGATGTTTTGGATTTTCGTGGTGGTGAAAGTCAACAAATGTTTTCAGATCTTTTCAATTTAGTTCGGATAGGACGTTTTTCTGGTGTGGAAGAGGTGAAGGGCTTAACTTCATTGTCAGATTTTGAAAGCTTATCGGGATTCCTTGCTAATTTAGAAATGAATAAAGAATATTTTTTCAGTACTGGTGCTCATGCGGCGATTGTAAAAAGGACAAAAAGAGGATTTTGTTATCTAGAATTACAAAGTCCTGACAAGAGGGACAATGGCTGGAAATGTCGGGGTTCTGATCCTAGAAGTATAACTAATGCGCTACTTTGGCGGTTTGGTTGCCGTCCTGAAAGACCAGGGTTTTCAGTTATGTTTTCTGTGGATTCTTGTAAAAATAGTAAGGAATTTGAGCATATAACTCAATATTTTAATACAAACGCAGAATCTCAGCAGAAGGGAGCGAATGGCAGTGTCAAATGATAATATTTGGTATAAGAGGAATCCTTCTGACACCGTTTGGTGGCAGGACAATGGTCGTATAGGTGTCATGATTTTTAGTTTCGACCGCATAATCGAATACAATTTATTTCAAGATTACCCATGGAAATTATCCGCAGAGCAGAAAGCTGTGTTTGACAGAGAGAATCCTTTTTGGGCTAATTTCTTTGCTTCCCGTAGTGAAAGTCAGAACAATGGAAAATAAATCCTCTGGTGGCGCATGTCGTGGCGCAGGTCGTCCGAAGCTGCCGCCTGAACTTAAATCAAAGCGCAAGCATTACAACTGGTACGTCACGGAAGAAGAGCGTACGTTCCTGCTGGAGCAACTTGCTGGATATCGAAAAAATCACTAACGTAACCCTCGAGCTTAACGGCTCGGGGGTTTTTATTTTGCAAGAATAGAGGTGGTGTATATGAATGCCTAGAGGAGATAATCCGAATAGTAGGAAAGCATTAGCTGAAAATAGAGCAAAAACACAGTTTCGCGGTGAAAGCGCGGTGAGAGCCGCAGAAAAATCTAATGAGAAGCGTCGTAAGCTGCGTACATTCCGTGAGCTTGACGAAGACTTTACCAGTGATAAAGAGCGCCTCGATATGCTTGAAGCACTTAAAGCAAAGGTTAAGCAGGGGAATGTTAAGGCGTTTGAAGTATATCGTGACACCATGGGAATGAATCCGAAAGAGTCTGCTGGACAGACTCAATATGAGGATGATGGCTTTACCGATGCAATCAAACGCAGTGCAGGGGAGGTTTGGAAATGATAGGAAATCTCCGTTCTGTTATCAAGCCCGTAATACATTTTGAAAGTTTTAGTAAAAAACAAATGCAGCTTTTAACGTGGTGGTGTCCCGAATCACCATACCACGATTATGCTGGCATCATAGCTGACGGCTCCATTCGTGCTGGGAAGACAGTAGCGATGGCCGTCAGCTTTATTATTTGGGCTATGGATACCTACGATGGCCAGAACTTTGCTATGTGCGGCAAGACTGTAGGCAGCTTCAGACGTAACGTCTGGAAATGGCTGAAACCGGTACTGTTGGTACGTGGTTATCAGCTCGAAGAATCACGCACTGAGAATCTTATTGTTATAGCTAAGGACGAACGCATTAACTATTTTTATGTGTTTGGCGGAAGGGACGAATCATCACAGGATCTTATCCAAGGTATAACATTGGCTGGCCTTTACTGTGATGAGGTCGCGCTGATGCCGGAGTCGTTTGTCAATCAGGCAACAGGTCGTTGTTCTGTAGAGGGCGCTAAAATGTGGTTCAACTGTAACCCTGATTCACCTATGCATTGGTTCTTGCTCCGGTGGATTGAAAAGCGGGATGAGAAAAGGCTGCTGCATCTCCATTTTCTGATGGATGATAATCCTTCACTTAGTGAGGCAGTGCGGGAGCGTTACCGCACAACTTATTCCGGAGTATTCTACAGACGATTTATCCTAGGCGAATGGGTAATGGCTCAAGGTGCTATTTATCGTGATGCATGGGATGATGATGAGCTGCTCTTTGATGACGAGAAGCTGGAGTATCTGCTCCGTAATCTTCACATCATGAAGCGCTCTATAACGATAGACTATGGTACAGTCAATCCTATGGTTTATCTTGACGTGCTCGATGATGGTACAGATTTGTGGTTTATACGTGAGTATTACTGGGATAGCAGAGCAGAACAACGCGAGAAGGACAACAGCCAGTACGCTGATGACCTGCTTGAGTTCGTGCGTGGAGTTGAGCTGTGGCCTTCAAACGTGGTTATTGACCCATCTGCAGCAAGCTTTAAGATTGAGCTGCGCAACCGAGGCTTGCATGCAAAAGAGACTGTGGAAACAATCAACGCCGACAATGATGTTATAGAGGGCATCCGCAAGGTGAATACACTGATGACTCGACGTAAGATACATTTTTATAAGGGCTTGACTCATACAATTAAGGAGTTAAAGGCTTATGTATGGGATGATAAAGCGCTGCAGAACAGCGGTAAGGAGAAGCCTATTAAGGTAGCAGACCACTGTCCGGATGCGGTCCGCTATTATGTCAGCACTATAATCAGGCCAAGGAGGATAGCAAATGTCTAAAAGAAAACGTACGCTAAGTGCTCCGGCACCACAGCTTCGAAGAGCGAGGGCGCTTGATGCATTTACTAATGTGCTTGCCAGGCTGGGTGCGGGCACTCCGAACCTGCTGGAAGGCACGGAGTACAGTTTGCAGCGCCTTAGCCGTGATTTCAATCAGCTGAATGCGTTATACCGCGAGAGCTGGATAATACGTCGTATTATTGACGTTATTCCGGCCGATATGTTAAAGAACTGGATAACAATTACTAGCGGTATTGATCCGGATGTAGAGAAGAAACTCAGTATTTCTCTGAGACGTACGCAGCTCATCGACAAGCTTAAGCGTGGCATGCAGTGGGGCAGACTTTATGGAGGGGCGCTTGGCGTGATGTTGGTCAAGCATCAGGGCTATAATCTCAGTCAGCCGCTTAGGCTTGATTGGATAATGCCTGGGGACTTCGCAGGGCTTCTCATTTTCGACCGGTGGAACGGAGTTAATCCATCCAACGAGCTTATTGAAGATATTTCAGATCCTGATTATGGTTATCCGAAATATTACACTGTAACTGATCCTGCCGGTGGTGGTTCTGTAAAAATACACCATAGCAGAGTAATCAGATTTACCGGCAACACATTACCTTTTTGGGAAGAAATTGCCGAGATGCAGTGGGGAGCTTCTGTGGTCGAGTCTGTTTTTGATGAGTTGAAGAAGCGCGATAACGTATCATGGAATATTGCACAGCTGACGTTCATGGCCAATATCCGTGTGCTTAAAATGCAGGACTTAGGCCAGCTGTTGGCTGCTACTGACAGTGAGTCGCAGGCTGAGCTGCTGCGCACGTTGGAGGCACAGAACATGCTGCTGAACAATATGGGTATGCAAGTAATGGATGCGGCAGATGGGCTGGAAACGCATCAGTATACATTCGGCGGGCTGGCTGATTGTTATCAGCAGTTTATCATGGATATCTCCGGTGCCGCTGAGATACCGGTGACAAAGCTGTTCGGAAGGTCTCCGTCCGGGCTAAATGCTACTGGTGAAAGTGACTTGCAGAATTACTATGATATGATAGCAGAAAAGCAGGAAGCTGTGTTAAGACCTATCTTAAACAAGGTATTGCCGCCTTTTATCATTTCAACTATTGGCAGTTTGCCGGACGACTTTGATTTTGAATTCGACCCGGTTGCAGAGCCTACGGATAAAGAGCGCGCCGACCTTGCCAAGTGTGGCACAGATAACGTTGTAGCTGCTTACAATGCTGGGCTTATCTCTCAGCGCACTGCCCTGAAGGAGCTGAAGCAGCAGAGCGAGCGCACCGGTGTCTGGACGAATATCACAGATGAGGACATCGAGCGTGCGTCCGACTCCGTGGAGCCGCCTGGTGAGATGGGAGGCATGTTTGGTGGCGAAGAACCGATTGAACCACAGGCGTCTGCTTCTGTTAGGCAAGTGAAAAGTGCAGATGCTGCTTTCTGGAGTGAGGCTGATGATTTTAATTCACATCATAGTCCTGAGAATGGACGATTTTGTGAAGCCGATGGTGTTGGCGGTGGGGCTGGAAGAACAAATAACTTGCAAGAAAGCAAAAATAATGGTACAATCAGCACCAAAGAAACGATAGCTCCAGAATGGTTTATTAAACAGAACAGGCCATTATTGATGAATGCGGAAATTAAGCAGTTGGGACATGTGCGTTGGATAAGTAAACATGTTTTTGACCGTATGTGGGAGCGTGGAATAAATGCGGAAGAAATAAAGGATACCATCAAAAATGGAGAGAGAGCTGTTGATAATCAATACGGAGGTTATATTTACTCTTCAAACGGGATAAAAGTTTGTGTTACTAAGAGTGGAGGCTTAAAAACGGTTATCAATAAGTCTACACAAAATTTTAAAACTTCTCTCGGAGCAATATTTTTGGAGGCTAAAAATGCTAAAAAAACTAATTGAATTCTTTGAGCGAGAAACAGGCGTGACTATTGAAGAAGCGTATAATTTATCGCCAGAAGAACAAGAAGCAATTTTTGACAAAATGGTAGAAATTGAACTTGAAGAACTCAGGGATGTAAATGATGAGAACGCTCCAATAAGTGAGCGTTGTGCTTTAGCTTGTAAATGGCAAGATATCATGAATGGTTCGAAAATTTAAATCCTTAAGCGTAGTTAGAATTTTTCTAGCTGCGCTTTTTTTGTTGGAGTAATAACATGAAAAAATTTAAAATGCCGCGAGTCATTGAACGCTCTTATGCCAGCGCCATTGACCGCCTAATGCAAGGACTGAAGCGTGAGTTATCTCACGTTGCCAGTCCTTTTTTTATTGCTGACATAATGCGTCGGCTGGCACGTTCTCCGACTTTTATTCGTGCCTGCGACCAAATCGCACGCTCGATGGCCACGCATCTGTTCCGCGACGGGCATAAGACGTGGCGTGCCGCAGCAGCTGAGGGCAGCAAGGGGCGAATCATCCGCACCGCTCTACAGCGCGAGCTTGCCTCACCACGCGTCGCAAATGTGTACGAGGGTATAATCAGTCGTAATGCTGAATTAATCCGCTCTATGCCGCTCACGCTGGCTGACAGGGTGGCTCACAAGGTTGCTAAAGGTTATGAGCAAGGCTTGCGACCGGAGGCGATGATAGACGATATCCTCAAAGAGTACCCGCACATGACCGAAGCTCATGCAAGGCTCATTGCCCGCACGGAAACGTCTAAAGCCAGCACGGCTCTGACGCAGGTACGTGCTGCTGAGGCAGGGCTTGAATGGTACGTCTGGCGGACGAGTGAGGACTCTCGTGTGCGTTCTGCTCACGCTCATATGGATGGCGTGATTATTCCTTGGAGCGAAGCTCCGGCGCCGGAACTGCTCAACCATGAGAAGTCGCAAGGGTACTACCATGCGGGGAACATTTACAATTGCCGCTGCTATCCTGAGCCGCTTATCAGGTTTGACCAGGTGGCGTGGCCAGCTAAGGTGTACCGAAACGGCAAAATCGAGCGCATGGGCATAAAACAATTCAAACGATTACTACCTGGAGGTGAGCTATGAGCAAGGCATATTTTGGCTCACGAATCTCCGACCACATCCTTAAAACGCCAGAAGGCTTTTTGATTTGCAAAGATGTACCGATTGCACGCACAGGCACGCAGCAGTATCGAGGCTGCGAATTCGGCGGTCCGGTCGCTGATGGCATTTATAATGTTCAGCGTCCTGAAGCTGAAGTCTTTGACCGTGCTGCCGTGGCAAGCTTTGAAGGCAAGCCTGTATGCGATGAGCATCCGGAAGAAGATGTAACCCCTGATAACTATGGGCGGTACATGAAAGGCGTGTGTCGTGATGTGCGTCGAGGCGATGGCGACTTGAGTAATTGCTTGGTCGCTGATTTAGTTATTTACGATGCTGACCTTATCAATAAGATTGAGGCCGGCAAACGCGAGATATCTTGCGGCTATGACTGCTTGTGGAACCCGACGAGTGACTCCAGCTATGACCAGCTGGAAATCCGCGGTAACCATGTAGCGGTTGTTGATAGAGGCAGAGCGGGGCACAAGGTGGCCATCCGTGATACTGCCGACGATAAAAAAGGAGGTACAAAAATGTCTAAATCTTTGATTGGACGTATTCTGCGAGCGCTGGCTCGCGACGAATCTACTACACCGGAGGACATGGAGGCTGCCGCTAAATTGGCAGGTAGCTCTGATGCTGAGCCACGTCCTCAGCCTGCACCAGCTCCTGCTCCCGCAGCTCCCGCAGCTCCTGCAACACCTGCACCTGCTGCTGTGCCGCAGCCTGACAATAAACCTGCTGCAATGGATGAGGCTACCGAGGCACGTTTTAAGAAAATTGAGGACGCACTGGAAGCTATCAGCTCTAAGCTGAATCCTGCGCCGCCTGCTGTTGAACCTAAAAAGGACGCTCTTGATGCTCTGGAGGAAGAGCTCCAAAACAAAGCACCCGCTGCTGCTCCTGCCGGTGACGAGGACGATGTAATCGAGCCGCCTGAAGATATCAATGCTCAGGATGCAGCGCCGGAAGAAGATGTTGAGGGTGAATGTGCTCCCAACGCCAAGGAAGCACGTGACGCAGCTATGGCTTTAATTAAAAACTTGAAGCCTGTTGTTGCAGCTATCCCCAATGAGGTTCAGCGCAAACGTGCGGCTGACTCTCTGGCTATCCTCATCAAAGGCTCTATGCAGCAGGATGCTCAATATGGCGAGCTGATGCAGATGCGTCGCCGTTCCGCTGCGCAAGACAGCAAGCCTGATGATTATGCTCTGGGGCGTGAGATTGCTAAAAAATATAATCCCCATTATAAAAATCGCTAAGGAGGCAAAATAATATGAGTGGTAAAGCAATTGGTATCTCTATGAATTTTGGCTATCCCGGTAACTACGCCCGCACTCCGGACGATATCGTGGCCAGCCGTCTGTTAAACGAGGAAAGCGAAGCTATCCCGTTTGGTGCCGCTGTCTGCATTAAAGACGATAATACTTACACTGCTGTTGGTGCTGCAACTACTGCTGCTGATGTGTGTGGCATTGCGCTGCGTGTTGTTAAGCAGGCAGTGTCTTATGCAGAGCAAAACAAAACCGAGTATCAGCCCTGTCAGTATATGTCTGTGCTGGAGCGTGGTGCTGCTACTGTTGTATGTAATGTTGGCACTCCGAAAGCTAACGGTAAAGTTTACGTGCGCATTAAAGCTAATACTTCTATTGCTAATGGCGTAGTTGGTGGTTTTGAAGCTGCAGCTGACAGCACTAACACCATTGAAATTCCGAATATGCGCTGGACTAGCGGCGCAATGGATGCGAATCGTGTCTGCGAGGTTACTCTGCTGACTCGTGCTTCTGCGTAATATAAGGAGGTATAAATAATATGGCAACTGGAAAATTTGGCTTTTATAGCCCGGACGCTGGTATGCGTAATCTGGGTAATCTTGCCATGCAGAATGGTGGTCGTAAAAGATTCCGCGGCTCTGCATGGGATGCTGCTGCCAGCTCTGGCATGGCGTATATTACAGGCGAACTTGAAAAGGTTGATCCTAAGCTGCGCGAGCCGCTGACCAGTGTAACCTGGCAGCGTGATATTGTCGCCAAGACTGGCGGCGGCTGGGTAGAGTTTACTTCTACTTTTGATGTTGACTATGCTACCTCTGGCGCAAACGCTAACAGCATCACTGCTCCCGGTGCTACTACAATCCCTGTAATGCAGGTCAACACCAGCAAGAACATGTTCAAAGTATCCACCTGGATGCACGCTATGCAGGTACCGTTTATTGACCAGGCGAAGATGAAGCAGATTGGCCGTAATCTGGAAGATTTGCTGGATAAGGGCGTTAAACTCAACTACAACAAAACTCTTGACCTCAATGTATACAATGGCTTCAAGGAGGCAGGTACTACTGGCCTGCTGAATGATCCGGAAGTCGTTACCTACACTGTGGGTAATGGTGCAAATGGCACTCCCGCATGGAACACTAAAACCGCGGATGAGATCCTGCATGACATTAACAATGCGCTGGTGGATGCATGGGCTGCGTCTGAATACGACATGAAGGGCATGCCGAATCATATTCTGATTCCGCCTAAGCAGTATGCGTACATTACCATGCAGAAGGTTTCCGATGCTGGTAACATCTCCATCATGGAGTATTTGATGCAAAACAATATTGCTAAAGAGCAGGGCGGCTCTATCACCATTGAGCCTTGCCGTTGGTGCATCAAGGCCGGCACCGGTCAAAAAGACCTCATGATGGTTTACGTAAATGATGAGGATATGGTCAACTTTGATTTGACTGTGCCTATCACCCGCGCGTATACTCAACCGTCTGTTGAGCGTGCCGCCATCCTGACTTTGTTTGCAGCGCAAATCGGCCAGGTTAAATTCATGTATTACCAACCTGTCGCATACCACATCGGTATCTGATTAGGCAATATTCCAGCCAGGCGTTTATCGTCTGGCTTTTTTATTTGAGGAGGACAATCAATGGTTATTTTAACTAAAAAACGCTTTGGCTTTGTGAAGCAGGACGGTATTGAACGCATTGATGCGGAACGCTTTTTGACTAAGGGTGGAATGGAAATTGAGGATGCTCCCGATTGGATTGCAACTGATCCTCTGTATGCGCTGGCTGTTGAGTCTGGCGACCTCGTGCCGGTCAATGGTAAAACTCCGAAGGCTGAGGCAGAAGCTGTTGCCAAAGCCAAGCAAAGCAAAGCGGAGGATAAACGCGAATAAGGAGGTGCGTTATGTACCATCCGTTGATTGCGCAGGCGAGCAATATCAAAACGCAGGAAAATCCTTCTTACACCAAGGAGGACTTCCTGGCATTCTATCCACAGTTTGCTGAGCCGTTGCCGGAAATAGTGCTGGACAGCTTTGTAGAGCTTGGTCAGGCGTGTGTAAGCGAGCAGCGCTATGGCAAGATGTGGCAGCACTGCATTGGCCTGTTTGTGGCTCATATGTGTACGCTGTACATGCAGAGCGCTGCAGACCCGGGGGCACCTGCTGCTGATATCCTTGCCGCAGCTCAGGCCGCTGGTGTTGTTACGAGTGAGTCTGCTGATGGCGTGTCCTACAGTATGGATACATCAGCCCTGTCACAGGACCTTGCAGGTTGGGCGGCGTTCCGGTTGACTGCGTTTGGCGTGCAGTTTGCTACCTTAGCTCGACTTGTGGGCAAGGGAGGCATGTATGTATGGTGAGTGTAAAAACTTCACATATGACGGTCAGCGGCGGGCTACAGGGCCTTATGGACAGAGTGCAAGCTCTGAACCGTGTTAATAAGCTCTATGTGGGTATCCCGCAGGAGAAAACTTCTCGTGGCGATGAGCCTATCAATAATGCGAGCCTGCTGTACATCCATACTCATGGCATCCGGCGTAGGTCCATGCGTGAAGAAATGCAGGGCTATATGGATCAGGGCATGGAGTACAGCCTGGCTTATCAGTTGTATGTCCAGACGCACGGTTCGCCGCTCTGGCACGCTCCACCGCGTCCTGTAATTGAACCGGCCATAGCCAAGCACCATCGTGAGATTGCAGAAGAATATGCTAAGGCTGTAAAGGCTGCTATGACTGGCGATGGAGCGAGGGCTGATGCTTTTATCAAACGCACGGGCCTGCTGGCGCAGAACATCTGCCGTAAATGGTTTACGGATGCCGAGAATGGCTGGCCGCCTAACTCCCCGAAAACCATAGATAAAAAGACCAAAGGCAAGGGCGGCAAAACCAATCCGCTTATTGATACCGGTGCCTTGCGTAAGGCTATTGTTTATGTGGTAAGGAGTGATTGACGTGGTTAATGTTGGCAGAGTGGTGCGTAGCAAGCGTTTAGGCTGCCAACGCATTACTGTCAAACGCTATGCTGCGAGCTGGCACGATGGAGCTTACGGACGGGATGAAGACAATCCTATTGTGCTACAGGTGGCGGCGATTGTTACCGTTGCCCAGCCTAAAGATTTACAGTTATTGCCCGAAGGCGACCGCATCACCGGAGCAATGAAGTTCTTGACGAATGTTGAGCTGCACGCGACCAATGGTGAAGCTATCAGCGATGAGCTGGAATGGCGCGGAGCACGCTACAAAATCCTCACTGTTACGCCTGATATTGATTATGGCTTTTACCGCAGTATTGGGACACGATTGGACGGTGATGGCGTTGGTTAAGAACATTGCTGAATTTGAATCTTTAATGTGGGCGGAGCTGATGGACATCCTCGGGCATGATGCTAATACAATACCGCCGCCTGTACGTCGCTCTTGGCCAACGGACGGAGGCCCCGACTGGAAGCTTACAGACAACGTGGTCTTTATGCAGTGTACCGAGGCGGCCGAGGACATCATGCAGCCGATTGATGAGCGTTGGCAGTCTGAAGGACGTGATTTTTTGCGTGAGAGTGCAAGCACACGTACCATCCAACTACGCCTGAATGCTTATGGGCCTGCCTGCTATGAATCGCTGCTTAAGCTGCGCCTTGAGCTGCTGCTTGGCCGGACAAAGCTCAAAAAACAAAAAATCTATATTATTCCCGGCAAGGATTCCATCCAATATGCGCCTGAACTATTTCAGGGGCGTTGGTGGAAGCGTGCCGATTTGACTTTATATTTTAATGTGCTAATCAGCGTTGAATCTATCGTGAAAGCGATTGAAGAAGTCAACGTTACGATTAAAGCAAACGAGCCTGGTACGAGTGATGTTATCCTTGAGCCAGGTGAAATTATTATTAAGAAAGGGTGATTTAGTTGGCTTATAAATTGGACTTATCTCCGATTGTCGACGTGGTTATCAACCTGTCTGCTAAGGCTGCTGCTCGTAAGGGCTTTAACCTTGGCCTGATTATTGGCAAGTCTGAGGTTATTCCGGCGAATGAAAGGGTACGTATTTATACAAGCGCTGCTCAAATGCTGACTGACGGGTTTGTGGAAACGTCTGCAGAATATAAGGCTGCTCTGCTCTATTTTGCTGCTACTACCAGCCCACGTAAGCTGGCAGTGGGTGTAAAGCTGGTAGGGGACGAGAATTTAACCGCTACGCTGGAGGCTTGCCGTGCTGCTAACTCTCAGTGGTGGCCGTTTAGCTATCTGGGTGCTGAGGACGTTGACATTAAAGACTGTGCAGCTTGGTGCGAGAGTGCTGTACCTGACAGCGTCTACATGTATACGACTGCTGATAAAAGCGTACTTGACGCATCTGGTGATGCAAAGAGCATTTTTAAGGCTTTGCAGGATAAAAACTATCGTCGCAGCTTTGGGCAGTATTGTGGTGACACGGATACTCCCGATGCTGTTGCAGCTACTATGGGCTACGCGATGGGCGCTAACCGTGGCCTTGCCGGTGATGCGTTTACGCTGGCGTATAAAACTCTGCCCGGCGTAAAAACAGATGACCTGTCTGAATCTCAGGTAACCCATGTGTGTGGTAGCTCTGAATCTACAGGCCATAACGGTAACGTATATATTACCCGTGGCGAGGAATACGATGTTTTGCAGCAGGGCTATATGGCTGATGGCACGAGCTTTGATGAAGTGCTGTATCTTGATATGCTGCGTAATGACATTACTCTTAATGTCATGGACCTGCTATATCAGCGCCGCAAATTGCCGCAGACTGAAGCTGGCGTTACCAGCATTATTAATGTTATCAATGATGCTTGCCGTAAGTATGTAAAGTTAGGCTTTATCGCTCCGGGCAAGTGGAACGGTGCCGAGTGCCTGAATCTGCAGACAGGTGATTACCTGCCTGATGGCTATCTGGTGCAGAGCGAGCCTCTTGACGAGCAGTCTCAGGCTGACCGTGACAAGCGCAAGGCTCCACCGATTTATGTATGCTGCAAGCTGGCTGGTGCAATCGAATTTGTTACCATCCAGGTTAATGTTAACCGCTGAGGAGGCTGTCTGAATGGAATTAACTACTTACAGTTTTGCTGATCTGGCTGGCTCTATTAATCATCCGACATTTGGCTCTTACCTGTTTGATGGCACTGGCGTTGGTTCTGTAACCGTCGCTAAGGCTACCGACCGCACTGCTCATGACATCGCCTCTGACGGTTCTGTCATGGTGTCCAAGATTGCGGGCAATAATGGCACCGTAACCATTGAGGTGCAGCAGACGTCTGCTATCCATAAATGGCTGAGCGCCTGGTTTAACGCGCTGTGGCAACTACCGACAAGTGAATGGGCAAGCACAAGCATGACGCTGCGAAACACAGCGACCGGTACCCGCCACATTATCTCTGGCGTATCGCCGCAGAAAGAGCCGGATACTCCGTATCAGAGCCAAGGCCAACGCGTGTCTTGGACGCTGATGTGTGCTGAGATTACTAATCTGCCGATTTGATGGAGGGCTGAATCATGCTAAAACAAAAAACACAAGTTGTGGAGGTGGCTGGCAAATCCTACCAGCTCACCAAGATGGACGCACGCACAGGCAGCTATGTTGCTTTTAAAGTTGCGGGCGTGCTGGCGCCGTCTGGCGGCAAAACAGCCGAGATGGCTGCTGCTCTCATGGGTATGCCACGTAAGGATTTTGATGAACTGCAATCCCTGCTGCTGCGCACCGTTAATCGTTTGATTGATAACGGTAATGGTCAGCAGCTCCCCGAACCTGTCCTGACGGCTAAGGGAGATTTTGTTGATGATGCTCTGGCGTATGATGCTGCCAGCGTTATCCAGCTGACTGTTCATGCGCTGATTTTTAACGTCGGAGGTTTTTTCGCCGCAGCCGGGTTGAATCTCCCGGCAGAATTGACGGGCAAACCTACGAGCCGATGAGTTATCCGACGCTTGATGCTTTCGCCTTTGCTCCTGTTGTTGCAGGGCTTTGGCGGCAGCACGAGCTGAGTGATGGCACGTATGATTTTGATGATTTGCTGGACGCTCACGAACTGTTGGCGGTCAAGGCAGAAAACGCACGGCGGATGCAGGAAGCCATGAGAAAGGAGTAGGCTGATGAGCAATATCTTAGAAGAATATCTTGTGCGCATTGGCGCGGAAGTCGACAAGGACGCTTTTGCCGGAGCTGCGCAAGCTATCAGCAAGTTATCCGGTATGCTCGGGAAGCTGGGTACTATCCTTAAATATGGCGGTATTTTTGTTGGTCTGGCTAAAGTTACGGAAGCTGTCATTGATAACATCAAGGCTGTGGCCAGCGCCGATTTGGAATACCAAAAGCTGGCGCAATCAATGTGGGTGACAAAAGACACAGCTAAAACCTTGAGTGTGGTCCTGAAGACCATGGGCGCTTTGCAGGAAGATGTGGCATGGGTGCCGGAGCTGCGTGAGCAGTTTTTCCGTCTGCGTCAGGAGATGGCAGAGCTGTCTACTCCTGCAGATGCTGACGGACAGTTAGCCTGGATCCGTGAGATTGGTTATGACGTGCAGTCTTTGCAGCTCAAATTAAAAATGTTTAAGGAATGGGTGGTCTATTACCTTATCAAAGAGCTGCAGCCCTACATCAAAGAATTTCAGAAATTTATCCGCTGGCTGAATGATAAATTCGGCAAGAACTTGCCTGCACTGGCACGTAAGGTAGCCAGCGTGCTGGCGAGTGTTGTGCGTGTAGCAATGTCGCTGGTCAAGGCTCTAAAATGGCTATTTGAAGGCATTTATAATTTTATTGACGCGCTGCCAAGTAAAACAAAGGCTTTAGTAGCTGTATTTGCTGTTGTCGGTGCTGCCATCATGGCAGGGCCGTTTGGCTTGATGATGATGGCCATCGGCACTGCACTCATCATGCTGGAGGACTTCTTTGGTTATCTTGAGGGACGCGAGAGCAGCAATACCTTAAAGCCGCTCTGGAAATGGCTTACTGATGAGAACAATCCTTTGCATCGCATAATCACAAAGCTTGGTGATGGCATTGCGTTTATCCTTGAGAAGCTTACGGAGCTGTTTGAGAAAGTCTTTACAGAAGAACGGCAGGAAAAGCTCAAAAAGACTGTAGCTAATATTGCTAAGGGTGTTGCTGAAATTGCCGAAGGGCTGGCGACGATTGTTGAGAGTATTTTTGGCAAAAAGTATCCTGTTGTGAAGAAATTCTGGGACTTCTTCCTGACAGCTGTTGGTAAAGTTGTAGATAAGGTGCTCACGCTGACCAATAGTATGGGACATCTTATGCGTGCTTTGGGTAAGGCTATGCAGGGCGACTTCAAGGGAGCGCGTGAGGAATTTATCAATGCGGCTGCTGATGAAAATGCAACAGGCGAGCGGTCTAAATATATCCAGCAAAAGCTTATGTCGATGGGCTTTAGTGCTTCTGCTGCCGCTGGTGTTGTAGGCAACCTTGTCCAGGAATCTGGCTTGCGCACGGATGCTATCGGTGATAATGGAACATCTGGCGGTTTAGCTCAATGGCACAATGAACGCTTAGATGCTCTTAAGCGTTTTGCTGCTGCGCGTGGTAAAAAGTGGACTGACCTTGACACGCAGATTGAATTTTTAGCAGAAGAAATGCGCACGTCCTACGCTGATACTTATGCTAAAATGCAAAGCGCTGAATTGCCGGAGATAGCCGGGCAGATCATGACGGACGAATATGAAATCCCTGATCCTGCATCTGCTAATTATGCTCAACGTCAAGCTAATGCTCGTGCTGCCTATGAAGCTATGCAGTCTGGCAACAAACAAGCAGATGATTATCACGGTGGCGGTGGCGGCGGGTATAACAGCCTTGTTGCTCCTACGAGCTATGCTGCAGGTTTTACTGCAGGTGGTACTGCCGGTCTTATGCCAATGGCGAACAGTACGGCAAATTATAACGGTGGAGTTATAAATGTTGGCGGCATCGTGGTTAATTGTGGGAACGTAAGTGATCCGCAGGGCGTGGCTAAGGCTGTGGAAGGAACGATGGAAGATTTTGCCCAGCGTCTGGCAGCGCATAACGGAGGGACGGTGTTTGTATGAGCTTAATGGGTGCAATGAACACTTTAAATGGTATCTGGGGCGCTAATAATCTGGTTGCTAAGCTCACGGGCAATAAATCATTTAAGACTAATGATGGTTATAGTCCATCTGTTTGGGGCAGTGGTCTAGGAGCACAACAGGTGCTTATGGTCAAAACGAACATTGGTGGCTATTTTTTTGATGCTGTTTTTAGCGTTGATACTGAACATAGCCTGACGGTTACCCAGCATCCTGTGCAGACTGGCGCAAATATCAGTGACCATGCTTTTGTTAATCCTATCCGTATGACGATGCAGATTGGTGTATCTGATGCCATGGCTTATCGTACTGGTGCTGATTATGGTGGTGATGGCGGCACAAAATCTGTACAGGCCTATCGCTTACTCTGCAAGCTGCAGGAACTGCGTATACCCATGCAGGTTGTTACGCGTCTGAACACGTACCAGAATATGCTTATTGAGAGCATTGATGTGAGCGATGATGTGTCGACGCTATGCGCGCTCAAAGCTACTGTGAATCTTGTGCAGGTGCTGGTGGTTAATGTTGGAACCGAAAAGGTTTCGGCGCGTCAGTGGACTACAGGTGCACAGCGCAAATCGCAGGAAGTGCAGCCTAAAGGCGACAACAGTACGATTTTGCGCAAAATAGAAAAGGGCACAGGTATGGAGGTGAAGTGGGGATGAGTTATTATGAAATACCATTGACTACCACGCCTTTCGACCAGAAGACTTTTAAGCTGACGCTGGATGGCGAGCGTAACATCAACATCCTGCTGAAGCTACGCTATTATGATTTGTCCGAGTTGTGGGTGGCTGATGTCTGCGACAATAGCACAGGCAAAGAGTTGATTACAGGCATGCCGCTCGTTCCTGGCATTGATTTGTTAGGTCAGTACGCTTACCTGAATATTGGCAGCGCTCAAATCGTGGCTGTTGGGCCTATCACGCAGGAGCAGCCTGATAATGAGACATTAGGCTCAGCCTGGGTGCTTTTATGGGGTGATGACTCATGAGCAGTTATCTGTGGATGCGCAAGTGGAAAATCCTTGTTGTGGATGCTCAGGACAAGGAGGCTTTGAATGTTTCTGACCTGCATGTGAAGTTTACGGTCAAAAAATCTCGTGAAATAAATAATTACTCCACCGTGGAAATTTACAATCTTACTGCAGCAACCGAGCAGAAAATCCTTAAGGAAGGCGACCGTATCATCATTGAAGCCGGTTATGAAGGCTATCTGACTACATCTGCAGATGGCTCCGTCCAAGAAGCAAAGGATGCTGAAGGCAATACCCAAGAGAAACAGTACGGAGTTATCTTTGACGGTAAAATTATTTATCCATCCCGGCGCAAGGAGAATAACACGGATTACGTGTTATCGCTCCTGTGTGTGGACGGCGCTAATGTGCTTGCTAAAAATTTTATTTCTAAAACTTTAAACAAGGGCGTAAACCAACGTCAGATTTTGGATGCGGTCTGTGAAAAGTCAAAAACAAAAATTCCTACGAATAGTATCACGCAGGGCCTGTCCGGGCAAAAGCTGCCGCGGGGTAAGGTTATTTTTGGCGAGCCTAAAGATTATATATCCGATATCGCCCGCGGTAACGGTGCGAGCTATTGGGTGGATGATGGCAAGCTGAACATGATAAAGCTTGCCGACGCTGCCAAGGATGAAGCTATCGTGCAAACGCCTACGACCGGTCTTGTCGGGATGCCGACGCAGACGCAGTATGGCGCAAATTTTAAGCTGCTGCTGAATCCTGCTGTACAGATGTGGTCCTTGGTGCAGCTTAAAAATAGCGAGATTGCGGAAGCGCAGGTTACTCCAGGTCAGGCGCAGATGCCGCTTGATGAAGAGTGGATCTATCAAGTTATTGAGCTGACGCACACAGGTGATACGACAGGTAATGATTGGTATACATCATGTACGGCTGTATCGCGCTATGGTAAGGGCGTTCTGCCTGCTCTCATGGCCAACAATGCGCAGAATCCGAACGGAGTGTGATTTTATGATTGATTTAAATTTGCGTACGCCGAACGTCGAACGTCAGGGCGAACTTGACGCTCGTGCCGCTGCAATCAAGACGCGCGTGTGCATGCCTGGCATTATCCAAAGCTTTGACGCGGCCGCTCAGACTGTTACTGTGCAGCCAGCATTGCGAGAAAAAATGCTTGCAGATGGTGATGAATCATGGATAGATATTCCTTTGCTGGTCGACGTGCCTATTGTCGTGCCACGCGCCGGAGGTTATGCGCTGACGCTGCCGATACAGGCAGGTGATGAGTGTTTGGTGGTCTTTGGCGATATGTGCATGGATGGCTGGTGGCAGAGCGGCGGCGTGCAGAACCAAGTAGAGTGTCGCAGGCATGACCTGTCTGATGGCTTTGCTATTATCGGCGTGTGGTCGCAGCCTAGAGTAATCCCCGGCTACAGCACAGGCTCTGCTCAGTTGCGTAATGATGCAGGCAGTGCTTACGTAGAGCTTGCCGGAGATACGATTAACATCGTAGGCGGTACGGTAAACATTAAAGCAGGGCGGGTGAACATCAATGAGTAGTGCAACACGTTTAGGCGATTTGGATACCGGTCATGATGCCTGTGCTCCGACAGCGCTTGTATCGGCCAGCCCTAACGTATATATCAACGGCTGCGCTGCAGGCCGTGTGGGGGACAGTTATGCGCCGCATGGGTGTGTAGCGCATCCGACGCATAGCGGCGTCATTGCCAGCGGCAGCAGCTCCGTATACATCAACGGCAAGGCTGCAGGGCGCATTGGTGATCCCGTGAGCTGTGGCGGCACTGTGGCCGAAGGCAGCAGTAATGTGTTTATTGGAGGCTGATATGCAGGTTAGACGTTTAGACGACAATTGGGATTACTGCTTTGGTCGTGGCTCTCAAAATTACATCAGCGGTGTTGAAGCTGTCGGGCAGGCGATAAAGCAACGCCTGCTCTTGCTTTACGCTGAGTGGTGGGAAGATTTAAAAGATGGCTTGCCGCTGTGGGAGCAAATCTTAGGCACGTCTGGCAGTGATGAGAATAGGCAGGCTGTAGATATTATTATCCGTGACCGTATAAGCGGCACGGAAGGCGTGCAGTCTGTCACGTCTTTTGAATCAAGCTATGAACGAAGACATTATAAATTCACGGCAACCGTAGAGACTATCTACGGTTCGCTGACTATTAGTAGCGAGGAGGTGCAGATGTGACGTATTTTAAGCCTTATGTTGATAGTACGGGACTGCATATCCCTACATACAACGATATTTTAGAGGATATGATTGCTGCAATGAAGCAAATCTACGGCGATGATATCTATCTGGACAACAGCTCGCCTGATTATCAGCTGTTGTCTATTTTTGCTCTCAAGCAAAGCGATACGCTGCAGGCTCTCGCGTATGCGTATAATGCACGGTCACCTGAAACGGCTATTGGTACGTCGCTGGACAGCGTAGTAAAGCTGAATGGTATTAAACGCAAGGCTGCAGGGCACAGCACCTGCCAAGTAAAGATTACCGGCAGCCCGTTTACGCAGATAACCAATGGTGCAGTAAAAGACCGCGCGGGGATGACATGGGATTTGCCGGCAAACGTAGTAATCGACTCCAATGGCACGGCTTACACTGTAGCTACATGCCGCACTGCAGGCGCTGTGAGCGCGCTGGCGGGCGATATAGCGCAGATTGAGACGCCGACCTATGGATGGATAGCTGTTATCAACGAAGTGAGCGCTGTGCTGGGCAACACGCAGGAAACCGACGCGCAGCTCCGCCAAAGGCAGGCAATCAGTACGGCCAATCCGTCGCAGACAATGCTGGCAGGCACCAAGGGCGCTATTGCAGCATTACCGGACGTGTTCCGCTATGCTGTTTACGAGAATGACACCAACGTTGACACTGTAACCGAAGATAATCCGCACGGCCTGCCGGCGCACTCCGTAACCTGTGTTGTTGAGGGCGGCACGGATGAGGATGTGGCTGAGGCTATATACCTGCATAAAGGCATCGGCTGTTATACAAACGGCGATGTGGAGGTGCAGTATACCGACCAGAACGATTATATCAACACCATCAGATTTTACCGGCCGGAATATAAAACCATCTACGTCAAATGCACGCTGAAGAAGTATGTCGGCTATATATCCAGCATCCAAGCCAACGTCAAGAGTGCGATATATGATTATTTATCCGCGCTTACAATTGGCAGCGATGTGTCTGCGTCGGTGCTGGCCAACATTATCACTGACTGCAATCCGTCTTTGACTAAGCCCATATTTGGCATAAAAGAGCTGAAATTGGGACTCGCGGCAGATGCAATGGGGGTTGCTGACGTTGCAATAGGTTACAAGGAGATTCCGAAGCCGGCATACGATGCCATTGAGGTACAGGTCGATGCTTGATTTAACATATTATAAACGGCTGATCACGAGCGAGTATCGCCGCAGCGCTAACTTTACGGCTATGGTGGAGAGATTGCTCAGCTACGGCCTTGATTTGGACAGCAGCGCCACCGATTTGATTATGGCGTTTGAGGTTGATTATGCTACGACTGCACAGCTAGATATCCTCGGCGCTATTGTCGGAGTAAGCAGGCAGCTCAGCTTTGAGCCGTCCGCTGCTGCTACAGGCGACATTGTTTGCCCGGCTCCGACGGAAATTGCCAGCGGCACCGAGTATCCGATAATCAACACGCCAGAGCCGCAAAACATGGTAAGCGTCAGCTTTATTTCCGGCTTTCCGCCGGGTGAGATGAACGACAGCAACAGCATGATGGACGATGATTTGTTCCGGTTGCTAATCAAAGCGCGTATCATCCAAAATGCGTGGAAGGGCACTATAACAGAACTGTATGAGCTGTGGAAATCGGTTATGGGTAAAGATAAGCATTTATCTATCGAAGATTTGCAGGACATGTCATTTAACATCGTCCTGCAGGGCGATTATACTGCGCTGGAGCGCGAGCTGATTATCCACGCATATATCATTCCAAAGCCGGAGGGCGTACGCATCAACGTGCTGACATTCGTATCGACGGACGGCCTGCCGCTGTTCAGCTACGATTACAACACTATGCGTTACAGTGGTTACAATAGCCATTGGGCTGTAGAAGGGAGCGAGCTAACAAATGGCGAGAAGTAATTTTAAGATATTTGCTGAGGCTGTGGACAGCAGCAAGGTTGTATCCGACGCTGAATACGCTGTCAACACTCAGCGTATCGGCGGCGTTGTTCCGGGGCTGGCGGCGGCTGACCTGCACAACAAGCTATATAAGCAGGCCACGATTATGGCTGCCGCTTTGGCGCAGGTCCTGGTCGAGCAGGGGCAGGATGCTTTGGACAGCGATTACACAGGCCTCGTAGCCTCAATCAAAAAAACATTCCTGCTGTCACTGAACGGCGAGAAACCGGATGCTAAAGGCAATTTGCAGAAAAATTTTGTTTACAGTGTTGAGGGTAAAAAGCCGGACAGCAGCGGCAATGTGTCTTTGAACATCGATTATCTCAACGCGATGAGCTTTGTCGGCTCCGTGGTAATAACCCGCGACAACATCAATCCCGGCACAAGACTTGGCGGTACGTGGCAGCTTCTGCAGAGCGGCCGCTATATCCGCACTGCCGGTGCAGGTTATCCCGGCGGCACGATGGGCGGCAGTGATGGCTTTACACTGGGTGTAAATAATCTGCCTGCACATAGCCATGAAGCTACAATTTATGGTGCTGGTAATCATAAGCATGACATTTATGTTAGCAATTGGCAAACACACGGCGGCAGTGGTGGTGCAGGATATCAAGCTCATGAGCGCCGCTGGGGCGCAACTGAAGAGGCTGGAAATCACTCGCATCAAATATCCATTAAATCTACCGGCAACGGAGAAAAGGTAACCTTTGAGCCGTCTTATTTGTGTTTATACTTTTGGGTGCGTACTGCGTGAGGTGAAGTAAATGAGTAATGCAAGAATACAGTTTAGCACAGCGTCCGAGGAAAAATGGCTGCAGGTGAATCCTGTGTTGCGTGAGGGCGAGCTGGTCATCGCGCGCAAGGCGAACGGCAAGCGTAAGCTCGTGGTCGGCAAAACTGGCGGCTCCTCATACGCAAACTCCGAGGTGGTGTGGGATGCCGAGCAGGCTGAAACATATATGACTACCACCAAGGATTTAAGCGAGAATGTCAACGTTTTTGTGCCGCACATCGATTCCGCCGGCATTTTGACATGGACGAACAAAGCGGGATTAGCTAATCCCACCGCAGTAAATATCAAGGGGGCAAAAGGTGACAAGGGCGATCCCGGACTGCAAGGTCCGAAAGGCGATGAAGTTACTATTGATGAGGAACTATCTTCAACTTCTATTAATCCCGTTCAGAATAAAGTAGTAACGACAGCGATTGATACTCTTGCTGCTAGTATTCCTAAAACGTCTATGGCTAATACATGGACGGCGCAGCAAAATTTTTATGACCTTATACTCAACAGAGAGAAATACACTACCTATGTTGTCGCTAGCACTTCTGACACGCCTATAACCTCTACAATGGTTTATGCTGTAACAGGTGCATTTACACTTAACCTTGCTACTTTGGCTAAGGCATTAAGTGCTAGTCAATCATCCGTATTTACTGCGTATTTTGCTGCAAATGCAGATTACAGTTTGACTATAAGCAATGCTGGTACATTAAAATACACCGGTAGTGCATCTGATGTTGCTATCACGAGTGCAGGATTGCTTCTTAACATATGGATGAGCAAAGATGGCGGTGGTACTTTGACTAGCATCGTACAGGCTAGTAAGTTATCGTGAGGTGACAAGTATGGGACTTAATCGTATGTTGATGTGCATTTGATCAGGAGGTATATCTATGTTAACAAGACTTATGTTTAGTGGGGGGAGTGCGCAGGTGCTAGTGATGCAGGCGGGCACGAATGGAGTGTCCTATCCCTCTTATGGTTATGATGGCTATGGCTCAATATCCCCCGATTATATTTTGCATCAAGGCGAAAAGTATGTAATAAATATATTTTATACAACTACTAGATTTGGTAAAAGTTATTTATATTTCAAAAATAACAAAATCCCAAATGGTGAAAAGATGATTATAGAGGTTAATGGAATTGTTTACACTCTTAATAAAGAGGCTCAATACAACAGATATCGCATTGATGCAAACCTTTTTACATCCGTTGGCACATATATAATTAAAATCCTATCAATAGAATGAGGTGATAGCGGTGTTTAAAGTTAATGACAACAACATCAGGATGATTAGAGGTGATAGCGGTGTTTTCAATATCAGCATCACCGATATTAATGGTAGGAATGTTGAACTGACTGACAGTGATGTGTTAACATTTACGCTTCGTCGCACAGTACGGAATCCAACTATCATCCTGCAAAAAATCATTGCTGGCGGCGAGCTGGATATCAAGCCAGCCGATACCGAGGGGCTGACGTTTGGCGCATACGTCTACGACATCGAGCTCAAACGTGCTGATGGCTACGTTGATACAGTTATTCCGCCACACGAATTTTTATTGCTCGAGGAGGTGACGTACTGATGGAAAAATCGCACGGAACATTGACGGCAACATCAGCAACGCTTCACGGCACATTGTCGGCACGGACTGTTATCGGTGCTGATATTTATGACGGAGCTTATACGGTACACTCCGAAGCTCATGAAGTGCAGATATTGCCGACGGCAAACAAACAATTAACAAAAAATATTACAGTTGAAAAAATTCCATATTTTGAAACATCTAATTTGTCCGATGGAATTACTGCATACATAGGAAGCGAGGTCGAAGTAAATTATGGCTGAAAAAAACATCTCTAAAGTGGTATATGGTGGAAAAACTTTAATCGACTTAACCGCCGATACTGTTACGGCGGCTAAGATACTTAGCACGTATACCGCCCATGATAAGAGCGGTGCTCCGATTGTAGGCACGTGCACTTTTAACGCCGATACATCTGATGCAACAGCGGCAGGCGCAGAGATTTTGAGCGGTAAAACAGCGTACGTGAACGGCGTAAAAATTACAGGCGAGATGAAGAACAATGGCGCTGTTAGCGGCGTGATTAGCAAAAAAGCTGATAGCTACACCGTGCCTATTGGTTACCATGACGGCGCAGGCAGGGTAGCGATCAGTACCACGGAGCAGGCTAAAATTATTGCAACCAACATCAGGGCAGGCGTATCCATCTTAGGTGTAACAGGTACGATGAGCGGCACAGAGAGTGTCAAGGTACAAGCTAAAACTGTTACGCCGACCACGACACAGCAAATCGTGTTGCCTGACAGCAGTCAAGGTTTTAACTATTTGTCGCAGGTAACAGTCAACGCTATTCCATATAATGAGAGCGACAATGCTCAGGGTGGGAAAACCGTTACCATAGGCTAAGGAGTGTAAAAAATGGCAGTAAATAAAGTTATTTATGACGGCAACACCTTGGTAGACCTTACCGGTGATACCGTCACCGCTACCGATTTAGCAGACGGAGTAAAAGCAACCGGTGCAGACGGTAACCCTATTATAGGGTTGATGCAAAAGGTCACCATTGATACTGAGCTGTCAGCCACCAGCACAAATCCTGTTGCTAATAAAGTTGTTTACAATGCCCTAAATAATAAACTAGATAAGACAGGTATAGCTGCCTATGCGACAAGAGACGGCTCCGGCAATATAATCACAGATACCTATGTGAAAAAATCCGAAGTTAGCGGTGGCGTTAGCACATCGGAATCTAATACATGGACGGGCAAACAGACTTTTCAAAAAATGAAATATAACTTTGAAAGTTATAATGCCCCTCGTGTTAGCGGTGCTACTGATAACCCTTCTTCGTCGGTGGTAGTATATAATGTGCAAGGTAATTTTACGCTAGATATGTCAGTATTAGCAGGTCTGCTAAGCAATGGTGACGCTACATTATTTACTGCCTATATTACTTCAAATGGAGCATACACGCTAAGCATTAATAATGCAGGTACTCTTAAATATGTAGGCACTGCTGCTGATTTGGCGATAACCAGCAGTGGCCTGCTGCTAAACGTACTGCTGACTAAAAATACCAGCGGTGACGTGACAAGTATCGCACAGGCATCTAAACTTTCGTGAGGTGTATAACATGAGTATTAATCGAATTTTGATGAAAACTAATGGTAGTATCATTGAAGGTGACGGCGTATTTATTATGACTATGGGAGGGAAGAGCAACCAGTATGGATACAGTCGCAATAATGGCAATTATGGTGACGTCACAGGTAATGTTACACATGACGGCAGAGCCGTTACTCTTGTTATACTGAGTTATTATGGTGGATGGCTTGACATAGCCTTTAAGGAAGAAGGTATAACAAGTGGCAGCCGTAACATTAGCCTTAACATCACTCCTATAGAAACAGGCATTACTGTGCCCCTTGCAGTTGGTAAGATGTCATATCAAGGTAGCTTAGTAGGATTTTACACCTTCCTGCAACGTGTGCCGTCCAGTATCTCTAGCATGTTTACCGCTGCTAACGTGGGAAAGAAATTTAAAGTTGAAATTGTATTTAACTAAGGAGGACTGAGGATGAAAACAACTTATACATACAAAAAGCAGACCTACTCTAATTTATACGAGCTTTCCGAAGCGTTAGGCAAAGAGGGAATTTTCATTCCGCTGTCTATTACTGACGAAGCCCTCAAAGAATTAGAAGTAGACGTAACGAACGAAGATGAAAGTTTGGATAGCGTCAAAGAACATAAAATTTTAACGCTTAAAATCCAACGCGATAATCTCGAAGTAGAACCCATTGCCTATAATGGTCATAGTTATGACTATGACAGTAAAGCACGTGACAGAATCAGTGCTGCAATTATTGCGCTGGAGTTGCAAGGCGAAGGAGCTACAATAGAGTGGACTACGGCAGATGATACTAATGTTAAGGTTACTGCTAACGACCTGCGCATGGTTATTGCCGCTGTTGCTGTGCGTAGTAATGCTTTGCACACGGCGTACAGAGCCGCTAAGGCGAAGGTCGAAGCTGCCGGCACGGCAGAAGAAGTAAGAGCTATTTGTATGGAATAATTAGGAGGTTGAGAAATGGATTTTTTGGCTTTGCGATATGCCGTTTATAACGCGGCGCACACTTTGACTCATGGTTTTACTTATAAATCGGTGATTGGTGCCATTTTGGCGGTTCTGCTGCACAAGCATGCGGTACTGTTCATGGTTTTCAGCGCATTGGTGTTTCTGGATTGCTTCACCCGCTGGATGTCTTTGAGCTACAAGCGCCTGCAGGGCATGGGACAAACTCCGTCTGTGATGCAGATTATTGGCGGTATTGAGGCGGCGCACGCCGAAGGGTTGATTTCCAGCGAAGTCATGAAGCATCGTTTTGTTGGAAAGCTTGTTGTTTACATTCTCTGCGTGCTTGCTGCTGTATTGGTAGATTTGGCGATGATCACGCTGTATCAGCCGGTGTGGGCTGTCCCGCTGGTGGCAGGTTATCTTGTAATCACGGAGCTGCTGAGCATCTGCGAGAACCTCAACGACGCCGGTATTGAGGCAGTGCAAGGTCTTGTTAATGTAATCAAAAAGAGAAGAGGTTGATTGTTATGGCTATGTTATCTGCTCATTTTTCTGAGGCCGAATTTGCTTGCAAGCATTGCGGAAGGCTGCCGGCATATGGCATTAGCTCTGCATTGCTGAACGGTCTGGAACGCTTGCGTGCACGCTTAGGTCGTCCCATAAACATCACCAGCGGCTATCGTTGCCCGGTACACAATGCCAATGTAGGCGGTGTGTCTAACTCTCAGCATGTCGCAGGTACCGCCGCTGATATCTACGTCGACGGTGTATCTACACGCGAGCTGGCCCGCATCTGCAAGCAGATTTTTGACGGTGTGGGTACTTATGTATCGCAGGGCTTTGTCCATGTTGACATGCGTGCTGGCGGCTCCGTTCCGGGCTATTATCTGTGGGAGGGCTAAAATGTGGAAAAAATATTGCGCAATTACTGCAGCTACATTGTGCTTGCTGTTGCCTGCCTCTGCATCGGAGGCATCATCGGCTACAACCTACACAACCTACACGATGACGGAGGCGGAAATGTCAGCACTCGACAGCAGGTTGAGTCTGCTGCTGCAGCAAACAAAGAGCACCAGGCAGGCGCTGGCAGAATCACAAGCAGCGCTGAGCGAGTCGAAGACGGAATTGAGCAAGCTCAAGACGGAATCAATAAAGCTGCAGATAGAACTGCAAGCTCAGAGCAGCTTATTGGAGAGTGCCAACAGATCCTTGCAGGCATCCGTGCGCGAGGAGAAGCGCGTTAAAAAGCAGCGGCTGCTCTGGCAGATTATTGCTGGCAGTGTAGTTGTAGTTTTAGTCAAGGAAAAGATGTAAAAAAAGACGTGGCAGGAAAAAGCAAGGGAACGTCGAATTTATTATTAATAGCTTATTAAGTAATGTTCGCTTTGAATAGCTTGAACAATGGGTACATTGTGGCCGTTTTGTGTCCGCTGACAAAATGTACACCAAAGCAATTTAATTACAATAGATGTAGCTTAGTTGCTTCAATCCCTTATTTAAGGCAGTTTTCAACTAATATAAATGAAATCTTATGGCTGTAAAATACCTATGATGAAGCCAATTCTATTGACGAGCCATGT